AAGACATCAGGAAATGCGCTATTCATGTCGAGGAAGTGCCGACGATTGATGCTAGTCCGTGTTCTAGCGAGTGAACCGGGACCCCAATGCGCAGCAGCACACAGAGTAATCTGACATGGCGTTAGCGGTTGGGGATCCCGTTTTATGACAGATCCTGCATGGTGTCCAACTAGAGGAGATTGTTTAGATCCTATTCATTGGCCGTGGTGGACATGGGTTATTGGATTCTTTGCTCAGTATGTAATAGTTGTTTTGATAGCTAGTTTTGATCGAATCAAAACAGCAATTTGGATAGTATTGCGAAATTGGAGAAAACGATGATTCCGAGAACTTTCCATAAGTTCTATGCAGATGTGATGGGATACTTTTGGTTTCCTTGTCCAGTCTGTGGAGAGCCATTCGGGGGACATGAATTAGATGAGAATTATGTAGCTCTTGAAGCTACCGCGAAAGATGGCAAAGCCATGGCGACAGTGGTCTGTCCCAAGGAAGCTTGCAAGGCGGAGGCAGTAAGACGTAATATGGCAGCTGGTTTCCCTAGGATCGTCAGGAGCTAGCATGGCTAAGATGAATCAGTACAAAACGGATTACGGCACCAAGGGCGAATCCGGAGAGAAGGAACCCAAGGGCGCAGCTGCGGCCGATCGCTGGCAGAAGAAAGTCTCGGTCCCGATTGCGGATCGGGAGAAGGGCCAAGAAGGCTACACGCGCGAGCGGGAACCTGCTGGCGCTAAAGGCAAGGATAGTACCGGCGAACGCAGGGAAAAGATTGAGGGCGGCGTCGGTCAAGGAAAGGCTGATGCATTAACCGGCCGCAAAGCATCCCATGCTGGTGCCCATGATGGCCGCACGGGCGAGATGAATTCCGGGAAACAAGAAGGCGTTATTTACCGTCATCAGCGCGGCAAGATGGGATTCACCCATAAAGGCTAAGAATGAGCCAAATGAAGGGCTATGTATGGCATTCCAAGACAGGGCAATTGGCTTCTGCATTAGAAAAGTACGGCTATGACCAGCCCAATTGGAAAATGCTCGAGCAAGCGCTGGATCTGGCCTATGAGCAGGAATGCTTAAACGATAGCGTCAATGGGCGCTTGAAATGGGCACAGCAGGAAATGGTCAAGGTAGCGGTTAATTCTGGCCGCTATGCCGTTCGATGCTATGAGATCAATATCGATACGGAAGTCTGGGCGTTTGCGGGATGCAGATACAAAGCAGATCACAAAGATACGCTATACGAGGACGATAAGAAAACCCTGAAAGAGCCATTTGTGGAGCAATTCGGCCGGATTTGTGCGCCGATAGAATGGGTTAGAGAGCATTGCAAGGAAGTCAAGTGAGACCGCTCCGGGATCACATCCTGGTGAAGCCAGACCCCATTGCGGGCCATGTGAGCAAGCGGATAGTGGTGAATGCTCGTACGGTAGGAACAGGGGAGAATCATGCTGGCAGCCGTGAGCAGCTGGGCCGTACGGGTACTGTTGTTGCTGTGGGTCCTGGTAAGACCACGCGAAAAGGGGTCCAGCACTCGCCAGCCCTTTCTGTAGGCGATCGCGTACTTTTTGGCGAATGGGACTACCCTGAGGTACCCGCTCTCGGGCCAGATAGGCTACTGGTTCTGTCATGGCAAGACATATGCGGAATCATCGAGAATGAATAAAGTCATCTCCGATCTCGGGATCAGCGGGCAGATCACCGCCGGACTATGGCTGCTTCTCGCCGCGGCTGGACCCTTCGCTGGCGAAGGGGCTGCTCGACGAAGCGAAGCTAGGAAACTGGACCCTAAGAGCACCTGGGGCGCCGGGTTTCGCTAGATCATAATGCCACTAACAAAAAAAGGGTCAAAGATCATGGGAAACATGGTCAAGGAGTACGGCGGCAAGAAGGCTAAGGAAGTGTTCTACGCTAGCCGAAATAAGGGTACGATCAAGGGAGTAGAAAAAAAGCGTCAGAAGTAGATAATAGCTAGATGGCGCTTGGACGAAAAACTGGTGGCAGGACTCGCGGCACTCCCAACAGAGCTAGTACAGCTAGACAGGAGTCTGTGTCGAATTCCGGGTTAACGCCGCTCGACTACATGCTGAATCTTCTGAGAACCGAAAATGCTAAGCCAGAGGACAGGAAATGGGCGGCTCAGACTGCGGCCCCTTACATTCATCCAAAGCTAGCCAATGTGGACATCGGCAATGCTGGCGGGAAGCCATTCGAAGTGAAGCTGTCTGACAGCGATACCAAACTCCTATGATTCACCTGATCGAGCCTAAGCGTCGCAAAGAGTATTCCAAGGAATTCAAGCAGGAAGTGGCGGAAAGGATGATTCTGGAGAGCCTTACATGTCGCCAAGCCTCTGAGATATATGGAATCTGTGTGGATAATGCTTGGCGCTGGCGCAATCAGTTCTCGCCGTGAAACTGACAGTCAAGCAGGAGCAAGCCAACGACTTGCTTGGCAGCTCAGCCGAGCAAATCCTGCTGTATGGAGGCTCCAGATCCGGCAAGACATTCCTGATTGTCCGTGCGATCGTGGTCCGAGCCTTGGCCGCTTCGTTCTCGAGACATGCAGTGTTCCGGTTCCGGTTCAACGCTGTCATGGCTTCGATCGTTGCGGACACCTTTCCCAAGGTCATGCGCAGCTGCTGGCCCGAGCTTAAGTACAGCGTAGACAAGCGGGAATGGGTAGCCAGGTTCGAGAACGACTCGGAGATATGGTTCGGCGGTCTGGACGACAAGGAACGGACTGAGAAGATCCTAGGCATGGAGTTCTCGAGCATCTTCCTGAACGAAGCCAGCCAGATCCCGAAGTCCAGCCGGGACATAGCGGTGACTCGCCTAGCGCAGAAGGTGAAGATCGACGGGACCGAGCGGGATTTGCGGCGCAAGCTATATCTAGACGAGAATCCTCCAAGCAAAGGACACTGGACCTACAAGCTCTTCATAGAGAAGCGTGATCCGGATACCAAGATACCGCTAGGAGATCAGCAGAACTATGTTGCGCTGCAGATGAATCCATATGACAACATGGATAATCTGCCGGCGGACTATATAAAGACGCTCGAGGGGCTGAGTGCCAGGCTGCAGAAACGGTTCGTTAGAGGAGAGTTTGCCGATGCTAACCCGGATGCCCTTTTTGATGATGCAACGATTGACAAATGGCGGGTGCTTGACGGGGTGGTGCCCGACTTGCAACGCATCGTCATTGGCGTGGATCCCTCTGGAGCCAGCGACCGGGACACTACCGAGCATGACTCAATCGGAGTTATTGTCGCTGGCCTTGGAACTGATGGGAACGCATACGTGCTCGAAGACTGCACCGTTAAGGGAGGACCGAGACTGTGGGGGGCGATTGCCACGGGGGCTTTTGACCGGCACCAAGCTGACCTCATTGTTGGGGAGGCTAACTTTGGTGGCGCCATGGTTCAACACGTGATTCAGACAGCGCGGCCCAGAACGCCCTACAAGGCTGTCATTGCCAGCAGGGGTAAGGTAGTGAGGGCCGAGCCGATTGCGGCGCTATATGACGTTGGTAAGGTGCGCCATGTGGGATATTTCAGGGATCTGGAGGATGAGCTAGCCGGATTCTCGACCATTGGCTATACAGGGACAGGAAGTCCTAACCGGGCTGATGCTGCGATCTGGGCTCTTTCGGAGCTATTCCCTGGAATTGTTGCAGAGCGCAAGAAACAGAAGGTCAAACCCTTACCGCAACAGCGTATGATTTGGGCAGGATGAAATATCTTCCTTACGAATCTTTACCAGAAGATGGAGATAACTGGACAATCAATTGTGTCCAGGCTCATACATTGGAAGCGACTTCTTTTATTGCGGCTGGATCACATATAAAATTTAGATTTAATGATCGTCCAACAAGCCAAAGAGTAAGGCGAGACGGCGATACTTCTCCAAGGACTGAATAATCATGCAACTAGACGATATCAACATCTCCGAATACTTCGATTCTGCCATCATGCCGTATGGTATGAGACTCACGCATCTGCCGAGCGGACTGTCGGTCGCCGGCAACTGCAAGCATGAGCAGAGCAAGCTTAAGCTGAGGGATACCCTGACGAATCAGCTCAGCATCTTTGTATCTCAGTGGGAGGGAGAGAACAAGGCTCATGTGCGCAAGAGCGCGGCAGAGATAGAGAATGAAGAACTTAAGATGAGGCTAGCGCGTCTTGAGGAAATGTTTATGCGGGGCAATGGCGGTGCTGTAGGAACAACGGCACTTCCTGAGCCACAAGCTCACCCCGCTCCTAGCAAGAGTATTGTCAAGCGTAGAGAAGCGCAGAAACCGAAAGGCACGCATAACTGGACGCCAGAACGCCGTGCTGCTGCGGCCCAGCGCATGAAAGACAGGCAAGCAGCCAAGTATGGCCTGAATCCTCCTGCCGAGTCTCCCAAGGTCGATACGCCCATGGGGCAGATGACGGAGCAGGAGTTTGTCAGGCGAGCGATGCGGCCACCTACTGAGCCGCCACAGAAACTTCCGCGCGCACATGATAGTCATGGTTCGACGGTAGTAAAGAAATCACCGGATGTGACTTGGATCAAAGAGTGATGTGGAACTATCTGACGCCATTTCATGTGATCTATGAGCCTGCTAGGCGGTATGAGATTCCCGAAAGATTCAGGATCATTCTAGACGCGCCCTATATTCTATGCATTGATACATGGGCGAAATGTCGAATAGAGAATTGGGATTGCGGCATTGTTGATCATCTGAATGCCTGAAACTCTTAAAGAACTTCTGAGCTATGAACCGGAAACGGGAATATTCCGGTGGAAAAGTTCGCGCGGTCGCGTAAAAGCTGGAGATGTAGCTGGCTGTTCTAAAAATTCTTGCGGCTATGTCCAGATAAAAGTTAAGGGATTAAGCTGTAAGGCTCATAGATTGGCATGGCTCTTTGTTTATGGAGATATTCCAAAGGAAGAAATTGACCATATCAATGGGATTCGTGCGGACAATAGAATATGCAACCTAAGGCTTGCAACAAGAGCGCAGAACCAAAGAAATAGAGGAATAACGAAACGCAGTTCGAGCGGCTTAAAGGGCGCCTATTGGTATCCAAGGCTAAATTGTTGGGTAGCCAAAATCCGCGTTAATGGAAGACTGCTTCATCTAGGATATTGGCCTAGCAAATATTCGGCTCATAATGCCTATAAATTTGCTGTTCCTTTACTGCATAAAGAGTTCGCTCGTGTCTAGCACCATTCCCCAGGAGTCGATCGAATTCTTCCGGCGTTCGGAAGACTACAGCTCGCACTATCGCCAGCAAGGTCTAGAGGACTTGCGCTTTTCCTATGGCAGCCAATGGCCACCAGAAATGCAGAATCAGCGGCATCTGGAGAAGCGTCCTATGTTCACGATCAATGAGACGGATTCCTACATCCGTCAGGTCGTGAACCAGATCCGCCAGCAGCGGCCCAGAATCAAGGCTCATGGGGTTAACTCGAGCGCTGATGCCAAGATTGCGGAGATCATTACAGGTTTGACCAGACATATTGAGGAGTTATCCGATGCTTCTAACGCTTACGATCTGGCCGCCGAATTCGCGGTCCGAATGGGGTGGGGCTATTGGAGGCTTAGGGCGGATTACTGCAATGATGATAGTTTCGACCAAGACGTATTCATCGAGCCTATTTGGAATCCGTTTTCGGTTAGCTTTGATCCGTACTCGCACGCCCCGGACGGTTCGGACCAGACGAAATGCCTGATATCCGGGATGATGGCGAAGGATGATTTTCGCAGGATGTATCCGGATGCTCAGGAGACAAGCTTTAGCGTAAGAGCGGTAGGAGATACGACCGGAGAATGGCTGACCAAGGATTCGATTCGGTGGGGTGAGTTTTATAAGCTCGACAAGGAAAAGCACAAACTCATTAATCTGTCTGACGGGTCTTCCTGGTGGCATGACGAGATTCCGGACAGCGGCATTCTCGAGCGCGCCGGGATCAAGGTAAAAGGTGACCGGGAAAGCTGGCGTCATCGCGTCAATTGGTACAAGGTTACGGCTGTAGAAGTGCTTGAATCGCGGCTATTGCCTGGACGCTGGATTCCGGTAGTGCCGGTCTATGGCTCTAATATCGTGGTTGACGGCAAGACGCAGCGGTTCGGCATGACTAGACATATGAGGGATCCTCAGCAAGTCCTGAATTTCACCCAGACCGCGATTATCGAAACTGTTGCTTTGGCGCCTAAAGCCAAATGGGTTGCTGCCTCGGAAGCGGTCAATAACACCCTGAATGAGTGGCAGGCGGCCAACATTAGCTCTTATGCGCTACTGAGGTATGAGCATCGGGACGAGCAGGGGAACGAGATTCCTATGCCTCAGCGGCAAGCGCCTGAGCCTCCGCCCGAGGGCTGGCTAGTTGCTGCTAATAATGCACATGAGTCATTGCAGCGAGTCGCCGGAATGTTCGATCCTGCTATGCGTCGAGATGGTCCGACCAGCGGCAAGGCTTTGAATGCCGAACAGCAACAATCGGATATGTCGAGCTACCATTTCTATGACAATTTCACGCGATCTGTTAAGCATACGGGCCGGATTATCCTGTCGTGGATTCCTGCCTACTATGGCAAGCGCCGGGTTATGCGGATTATCGGGGATGATGGGAAACCGGATCTGGTGACCATCAATGACGATCAGGCGGTCAGCAAGATCGAGAATGATTTGACGGTAGGGCAATACGATGTGGTCATGGAGACGGGGCCGGGATATAACTCTAAGCGCCAGGAAGCGGTGGAGTCTATGGCCCCGCTCCTGCAGGGTCCAAACAATCCGCTTATGCAAGTTGCCGGGGATTTATTCTTCCGAAATATGGATTTCCCAGGTGCAGAGGTTATTGCGGATCGGCTGGCTGCAGCGAACCCGCTTGCACAGATCGATGACAAGTCCGACATCCCGCCCCATGCGCAAATGATGATCAAGCAGCTGCAGACTCAGTTGCAGCAGGCCGGACAGCAGTTGCAGGCCGCAGGAATGCAGATCAAGAGCCGAGCGGATATTGAGTCCATGAAAGAAGCGGCCGAGTCTCATCGTCTGCAGATCAAGGAAAGTGCAGAGACCCAGCGGGAGATGATGCGCGATCGCACCAAGCAGGACGATATGCATACGAAGGCTCATGCGACCCTGAGCGCGGCGGAAATCAATGGTGCGGTGGAGATCATGAAGCAGATCAAGCAGCACGGCCATGAGCGCGTATTGGCTGCTTTCGAGGCATTGGTAAACCAGCAACAGGCACAAACCACGAACGGATCGGGACAATGACACATGCAGAGTTTGCGAGGATGAATGGACGTATCGAAAAGCTCAGGTCAGTGCTTGCTTACATCGTAAATCAGCCCATTACACCTGATGGCAGGGAATGCGATCAATTGCACTGCATGAACTGGATTGCATGGGCTAGACGGTTTGCAAAAAGCTCTATTGAGACTGATCTAAACATAGAAGCCGGAAGAAACGAACGTGCGGAGCACATAGATGGGTGAAGCAACCGTAGTAACAGGAGATACGCGCGCCGATTTCATGGCGTCCAAGGGGAAGATTGCGCCTTCGCAGGGTCTTCCTACCAAGCCAGTCGAGTCCAAATCCATTAAGACGGAAGTCAGCAAAACCGCTGAGAAGCAGGAAACGGCTGTAGTCGAGGCTAAGGCTGCGGAGCAGAGCAAGGAGAAAAGCAGCGTCGATGAGCGCATTTCCGAGCTTACAGCTAAGCGCCGGGACGCTGAAAAGCGTGCTGCGGATGCTGAAAAGCGTGCTGCGGAACTGGAACGGGAGCGCGATATTGCTTTGAGGCCCAAGGATTCGAAGCCGAGGCCGGAAGATTTCCAGGATCCAGTGAAATATGGAGAGGCATATGGGGAATGGCTGGCTGACCAGAAGGTAAGGAAAAAGGATGAGGCTGACCGCAAGGAAGCGGAGGAAAAGCGCCAGACTAGGCTGACTGCTGACTGGAATCAGCGCTACAAGAAGTGCCAGAAGGAAATCGACGACTTTGACGACGTGATCATGGCGGAGCCTTTGTCTCTCCAGCCCTGGATTCAGCAGGCCATGTTCGAATCAGAGGTTGGTCCGCAGTTGCATTACTACTTCTCCAAGGATCGGGACGAGGCAGGAAAGGTAAACGCTATGCCAGCTCCTGCTGCATTGCGTTATCTGGGCCGGATTGAAGTCAGGATTGAGGCTGAAAACGAGGCTCGCGGCAAGAAAAGCAATGTGGAAGTGCCTCCGCTGCCAGTTCCGAAACTTGAGCCATTCCGTCGCGCCAAAGAGGCTCCAGAGCCTATCAAGCCGATCGAAGGAAGCCAGCAGGTAGGCCCTGGCGGGGTGGTGGATGCAGACGGGAACGTAACCGGCAGTTATTTGGAGTACCGGAATGCCCGCCGTGCGGGAAAGATCAAATAGACCGACGAATGGTCATTGACCATTAGCAATAACAGGATACTATACAGATATCGTATACAAACTAATGGCACAATCTAATGGATCCCGCGCTGGCATTGGCTCTTTCGCTAGAAACTGCCGACTATCTGCAAACTCGCCAAATCATAGACAGGCCGCAGCAATGCGAAACTGTAGGAAAGCGGATTACCTGTTTAGATCGTTCGGAACAGAATCCGATGCTTGGTCGCCATCCTTCGCAATCCAGAGCGGCTATATTCTTCGGAATTGGAGCTGCATCTACCGTGACACTGAACCAAGTATTGCCGGAACCGTGGAAGTCACGACATATCTATACGGTGATCGGTTTCGAAGCAGCTATAGTCTCTCATAACGCATATATGGGTGTGCATTTCCATTTCTGATGTGCTGGGCATGCGACCGTTTATGGGTCTTGCGGGCGTTCGGTTATGAAGGCAAGAAAAGAGGCCATCCCCGCAAAAGACCGTGGGGATTCAATTCTCATAAGGTTTATCGGGCTTTGACAGCGAAAAAATTGTCGTGCTATAAGTAGTACTTAGAGCGCCGGTCTGGGCGACATACAGACGGAGTAGCGAGCCTTAATCGCGCAAATATCGTGTTGGCCCCCATGGGTAGTCGGGACCGAAATCCCAACTAACTTTTCGGAGGCCACATGGCCAATACGGAACTTACGATTTCCAAGATCACCAACGAGGCGTTGATGGTCCTGGAAAATTCACTCACATTCACGATGTGTGTGAACCGCGATTACGACGATCAATACGCGGTCGTAGGCGCGAAAATTGGCGACACGGTAAACGTCCGTCGCCCGGTGCGGGTGATCGGTACGACCGGCCCTAACCTGAATATCGAGGATTTTAATGAAACCTCTATTCCGGTTGTCCTGACGACTCAGTTCCACACGGATACGCAGTTCGGCACTAAAGAGCTGGCGCTTAACGTGGACATGTTCAGCGATCGCGTTCTTAAGCCCCAGATTGCCGCCATTGCCAACAAGATCGACTTTCAGGGTACTACGACCGCTGCCAATGGCATTGCGAACATCGTAGGAACCCCAGGAACACCGCCGACAGCGCTCCTCACCTACCTTACTGCAGCCGCCTTCCTGGACGCTGAAGGGACGCCTCGGGATGGTGAGCGCTCATGTGTGATCGAGCCTTTCACGTCGGCGACCATTATTGATGCCCTGAAGGGCTTGTTTGTGCCTCAGGACAAGATCGGATCCCAGTACATGCGGGGCCTGATGGGCCGTGATTCCGCAGGGATGAACTGGTATAACGATCAGAACATTGTCAGTCACACGTTCGGGTTCGCCACTGGCGCAACCACCATCACCGTGAACGGTGCGAACCAAGGATTGGCAACCGGCTGGGCGGCAACCTCGACCATCAGTATCAACAACTCAGCCAATAACGTCACCCTGCAGGTAGGGGATGTCCTTCAGTTCCCTGGATCGAATGCGGTCAACCCTCAGAACCGTCAGGCTTATGGCTCCAACAGACTGCGTAACTTCGTGGTAACTGCGACCGCTACCCAGTCCGGGGCGGGTAACTTCAACGTAGTGGTATCTCCCGCTGTGATCTACGGCGGACAGTTCCAGAACGTGACAGCTGCCCCCACGACGGGCGGCACGGTTACCTTCACCAGCCTGCCGACTGCTGGAGCTTCGAGCGCGGTTATCTCTCCACAGAATATCGTGCTGCACCGCAATGCCCTGACTTTGGCAGTAGCAGACTTGGAATTGCCGGAGGGTGTCCACTTCGCGGGTCGAGCATCGGATGAAGAAATTGGCCTGTCGATTCGCGTGGTGCGCCAGTACACGATCAATAACGACGCCATTCCAACCAGGCTTGATGTCTTGTTCGGATGGGCGATGCTATATCCGGAGCTTGGCTGTCGGGTTGCGGCCTAGGAGCTAACGATGCCTGGACGCGCTCTAGGGGTAATGACCAGCCAGTCTTGCGGCGAGACGCTGCAGCTTTTGTACATCGCTACCACCGTTTCGCAGCATCTTTTTATTGCAACCATCCCATGCATTCTAACTGCGGTTACTTACCGTATTCGTGTGGGATCAAGTTCAGGGACTTTCCAGATCGTCAAATGCCCAACTGGTACGGCTCCTGCAAATGGCACAGTGATTACATCGGCCATTGACATTAGCGCAACTCCTACGGCTGATACGACGCTTACAGCTGCGCTGACGGTTGGAAATAACAGTTCTAATGTAACTCTGAATACTGGCGATTCTCTTGCAGTGGTTATCGGCGGAACGATGACTAGTGGTGTAGGGCTGATCCAACTTTTCGTAGAACCTGTAGCTTGATAGCGAGGAATAAATGCCTAATCCCGGACCAGCAACTAACATCGTAAGTAACTCCATGGCGGAGCTGATCACGGTCAGCCAGCCCTCGCGTACGATCTATCCCTCCGCCCAGTTAACGGCTCTGACGGCGCCCGGTAATGGGACCATGAGTTTTAACTATGTGAACGTGCCGAATGCGTTCACCTGCAGTCGGGTCGATGCTCTGGTGGCCTTTTCGGTAGCTTCGAGCGCAACCACTAATACCTATGGTCTGGCTATCACTGCCATTGCCGGCATTTATACGCAAACTTCTCTCGGAGCTGGCACTGCTACTACCTTGGGTCTGACCGCGCTGACCACTGGATCTGTGACGGTCAGTTATAGCGTAGCCAGCAACACGGCAGGGGTGACCCAGCTTAATCAGAGTGCGCTGCGGAATATCTCTGTACCTCTTGGCTTTGCCTCGGTCTATCAGGGTGAATACCTGGTGGGATTTGCGATTTCGACCAATACCACATCGATCGGGCTTTCCACCACCGCACTTGGTCAAACGATGTCTATCTACGGTGGCGCACAGCTGCAAACCGGTCAGAACTATGCAGTCGAATTTACGGGCGCAACCGCCACTTCTGGTGGACTTTTCCCAGGCATGGGCGTGCACTCGGTAACGCAAAGTGCTCCGCTGGCTACCTATGCGGTTTCCGACATTAATGCTACCGGCGTAAACCTTTCTGCTGCTAATATTGCTCTGGTGTTCCGCAATGTCACTGTCTAAAAATGAAAGCAGAACTGGTAGTACAGGACTTTTCTGGAGTCCATAACAAGGATGTAGACGCTACTCGTCTACGCCTTACCAAAGGCGGCACCTGGAAGAAGCAGCGAATTGCCGTTGTTATTCCTGCCGCCGATACCATCCCTGCCAAGGTAGCTCTTAGCCATTGGAATCTAGCCTTTCCTCCGAATAATGGGGTAGTCCGCATTTTGGCTCAAGGCATGGAAGTCGGGGACGCTTATACGACCGCGATCGAGCAAATCCTGGCTCATCCGGAAATAGGGAAATGGGAATATCTGCTGACGATCGAGCACGATAACGCCCCTCCTGCAGACGGTGTTATGAAGCTTCTGGAGCGGATGGAAGAGCATCCAGAGTTGTCGTGTATCAGCGGTTTGTATTACACCAAGGGTATCGACGGATGTGCTCAGATCTGGGGTGATCCTAAAGATCCAGTCCTGAATTTCCGTCCGCAGCCTCCCGATCCAGAGGGAAAGCTAGTGGAATGCTGCGGTACCGGGATGGGGTTTGCTCTCTGGCGTATGAAGATGTTCAAGGATCCGAAGCTTCGCAAGCCATGGTTCAAAACTCAGACCAAAGACGGCATGATGACCCAGGATTTGTACGCTTGGCAGGACTTTCGCAAGAATGGCTATCGGTGCGCTATCGACTGTAGCGTGAAGGTTGGACACTATGATTTAACTGGAGTGTTCGGTCAGCCCGACATGATGTATTAGGAGAAGTTATGGATACCAGCGTTGATGTGCATGTGGCCGCAGCGGAAGAGGCTTTGAGGCAGATAGTTGCCGTGGCTACCGCTCAGGAAGCCGATCTGTCCAAGAAAAATGCATTTGTTGCGACCATGCAGGCCGCGCTAGCAGCCCTGAAAGCTTGATTATGAAAATTTACCTAGCTTGTCTCTTTTTACATGATGTTTAGCGGCATGTTTTCCATTGCTTTCGCAAAGCGCCAGATTATCTGGGCTATTGTCATCTCGTATGCCATTTTTGTGATGAACCGCTTCTTTCTTGGTAAGCCGTCTTCCAACGATTTGTTCCATAATAAGTCTATGCTCAAGAACATATCCAAGCTTAGTAGCATCAGGATGATTGGGAGCGTAGATATAGATGTATCCATCGGAAGCATGCAATACCCCGCCCCTCCATTTAGGATTACCGGAGCCTGATTTAGATGTGTCATAACATTTTTGGCTACAAAAGAACTTTTTCTGACACGGAAAAGTTGAATATGAATTGCCACATTGTTTGCAAATTCTGGAGACTGGCATGAGGTCCTCTGCTAAGTTGAAATCGATAAAGGCAGAGCCAAAGTCTATCACAAGATTGGATGTAGGTTGTGGGAAAAACAAGAAAAAGAATGATGATGGTCTTGGAGAATGGACCGGTATCGACCAATACAAGATGGATGGGGTTGATGTCGTCATGGATGTGCGCGCCCGCTGGCCGTATGACGATGATTCAGTGGACGAGGTTCACTCGAGCCATTTTATTGAGCATCTGACTGGCGAAGAGCGGGTGCATTTCTACAATGAGCTTTATCGGGTTCTCAAGCCTGGAGCGAAAGCAACGATCATTACTCCGCATTGGGCCAGCAATCGGGCCTATGGCGATTTCACCCATGCGTGGCCTCCAGTGAGCGAGATGTCCTTTTACTATCTGTCGAAAAAATGGCGGGAGACGGACGCCCCGCATACGGATATTCGCTGGAATCCTAAAGGCTATTCCTGCGATCTGGAATGCGCTTGGGGCTATGGAATGCGGCCTGATCTTGTGACCCGCAACAGCGAATACCAGCAGTTTGCTATGGCAAATTATAAAGATGCCTGCTTAGACACTCATTGCACCATGACCAAGAAGGCATAAATGGCGACCGCGACGGCGTTTGGACAGACTAACGGGCAATATCATGCTTCGGTAACGGCTACGCCGACTGCTACGCCATTCCAACTTGTCGGCAATGCTCAGAGCGTGCGGCAGCAGATCAGGATTGTAGTAGCCAACACGACTTCAGGATTGGTGCATATCGCTTGGGGGCAGACCGCACAGATTGCCACGAACATTGCCGGCGCTGGTGGCACTCCGACCGCAGGCCAGCAAACACCGCTAGCCAGCAGCGGAGGCGGGATGCTCACGTTTCTTGGGTCTGAAGTCGAAGTACTGGATTTCCCGGTCAATTCATTCTTTGCTTTGTGGTGTGGCACTGCAGCTGCAACGGCTGACGTATATATGTCTCCTGGAGAAGGGGTCTAGATGGCCCTGCATGCCGATCTTCCATCAGGTCTAGCCTCGACGGGGATTGGCCCCCTAAAGATCCCGAACCGGACGATCTTTCCTGATGGCAATCTGACAGCCATTACTGCCCCGACAATGGGCAGTATGAGTTTTCAGTACTTGCCTGTAGCAGGGGCATTCAGTGCCAGCCGGGTTGATGTTCTGGTCGGAATGTCAGTAGCCTCGACCGCTTCTGCCGTTACCTACGGCTTGGTCATCACAGCCATTGCAGGGATTTACAGTAATAGTGCTTCGACGCTGAATTCGCTTTCTACCGGCTCGACCACGGTCAGTTTCAGTGTTGCCAGCAATACGGCAGGCCAGACGCAGCTTAACCAAGCGGCTGTTCGAGCTATCTCGGTTCCGATGAACGTTTCGTTCAATCCTGGCGAGTATTTCGTGGCGTTTGTGCTTTCCACGAATACCAGTTCGATCGGAGCGGCAACTACAGCCCTTGGACAGACACTCTCGATGTATGGCGGCAATCAGTTGCAGACTGCCTCTAATATCGCGGTAGAGTTCACCAATGCTACGGCTACATCAGGCGGTTTGTATGCCGGCATGGGGGTGCATTCGGTAGCCCAGAATGCGGCATCAGCGACTTATGCGGTATCTGATATCAATGCTACGGGGTCTGCTCTTTCCGCAGCTAACATTGCGCTTATATTTCGTAATGTCTGATGGCACAACCTCTGAACATAATCTCGTCCGCCTTCCGGTCGATAGGTGCATTCGGCTCAGGCGACACCATAGGAACCGCCGAGACTAACGACGCGTTCTATCTGCTTAACGAAATGCTGGATCAGTGGTCAAACGACCACTTGCTGGTATTCTCGGTACAGGAAGTCATTCTGGAGCTTGTCGGTGGACAATACATTTACACCATTGGCCCGGGCGGTTCTGTGGGTTCATCTTTTACCGGATCCGTTAGCGGAACTGTGCTTACTGTCACTAATCTCGCATCGGGTGCTATCTCTACTGGACAGATTATCTCTGGTTCCGGTATTACTGCAGGTAGCGCCATCACGAGCCTCGGAACGGCTTTTGGCGGCAATGGTAACAACGCAATAGGGACCTACAATCTTAATCTGTCGTCTCCCTCGACAGGAAGTATCACCATCACCTCTTACCAGCCGCGTCCCATGCGGATCAATACGGCCTTTGTGCGTGTCGTGAACAGCATTACCGGGACGCTCGATTATGACGTTGATGTCTGGCCTTACGAGCGCTACCAGCAGATAGGAATCAAGACTCTGCCTGGACCGTGGCCGAAGATTATCTCGATGCTGCCTACGGAGCCGCTAGCGAGCCTGTATTTCTTCCCCAATCCTAGCCAAGGGGAGATGCATATCTTTGTCGATACGGTGCTGAACAACTTCTCCACCGTCAATGACAATATCGTGCTGCCGCAAGGCTATCAGGGGGCTATGCACTGGGGCTTGGCTGAATTGCTTATGCCTGAGTATGGAAAGCTTGAGCCGACCCAAGTACAGATGATCCAGAAGTTTGCAGCTGCCGGCAGGTCGTTAGTCCGTCGCACCAATATGAATCCACAGGTCCCCGCCACATTTGATGATGTGCTATTGCAGCAGATTCGCAAGGATGCTGGCTGGATCCTACATGGCGGGTTCGCATAATGGAGGATAGGCGGAAGGGAGTTTTATCAGATGAAGAATTCGAAGCCATTGCCCGTAGAGCTGCCGAACTTTCGTGCTCGCCAGAGTACGCAGAAAAGCTCTCTAGAAATGTCGCCCGCATCATTTGGGAAGAAATCTTCCCGCAGTATGTCGGTACTGGGCTTATATCGAAAGGTCTCTGGATCCTTGGGGCGGCCATTCTTGCCTTGGCTGGTTGGCTCTCGGGTGCGGGGAAAATCAAGTTTGGCGGATAAGTGAGCGATTTTGACTTCTGCGGACCTACTTACACTGCTCGTTCCATCTATGCGGATGACGAGGAGTGCATTAATTGGTACCCAGAAGTCCTAGAGGTAAAGCGTCCTGACGGGCGCGGTCAGGTCAATCTCTATCCTGTTCCCGGCAAGACCACGCTCCTGACCTTTGCAGACCTAGCAGAAGTCCGAGGACTAGGCGTATTCAGCGGCTCGACCATCCTGATAGCCGTCTGCGGATCCAGCGTCTACAGCGTCTCTACGGGCTTTGTGGCGACTTTCGTTGGAAGTCTAGCTACTAGCGCAGGGCCTGTCTCGATCGCGGACAACGGCACACATGTAATGCTGGTGGATGGCAATAGCCGTTATGTCTATGTGCCAAGCACTGGCTACTTTTCCAGCATCGGTACCGGAGCCTCGTTCAATGGGACGATGGCTGGATTTACCCTGACCGTTAATTCGATGACGAGCGGGTTCCTGGGGCTTTTCCAGACCGTAAGCGGAGCCGGGATCACTCCGGGCACACAGATTACAGCCTTTGGAACAGGCACAGGAACAACCGGAACCTATACCATCAGTCTGACCAATACACTCGGTCCAGAGGCAATGACTACCGTTGATGGTGCCTTTACGGGAGGCTCCCAGGTAGGGGAAGTAGACGGATTTTTCGTCTATGCGAATCCAAATAGCAATCAATGGGGAGCCAGTAACCTGAATTCTCCTGCCAGTCAGCCGCTGTCTGTCGGGCTTAAAGACGGGTCGGCGGATTTCCTGGTTACCCTGATTGTAAACAATCGGGAAGTCTTCCTGCTCGGGGAGCGTTCGAGCGAGGTTTGGGTAGATCAAGGATCATTCCCTTTCCCGTTCGTCCGGCTTCCGGGAACCTCGACCCAGCATGGCTGCGCGGCTCAGTATTCCATTTCCCGCCTTGGGGGAAGCTTTGCATGGTTAGGGAAGGATTCTCGTGGGCAGGGAATAGTCTGGAAGATGAACGGATATATCCCGGAACGCATCTCGACCTATGCAGTGGAAAATGCGATTACGAGCTATCCGGTCATCTCTGATGCGCGGGCCTATACATACCAGCAGGGAGGGCATGAGTTCTATGTCCTGACCTTGCCAAGCGCCGATATCACATGGGTCTATGACGACACCTCTAGGCTTTGGCACAAGAGACTATATCGAGACAATCTGAATGTGCTACATCGCGACAGAGGCAATTGCGCAGCGGTCTTTTCGAACAAAGTCGTGGTAGGCGACTGGTCTAATGGCAATCTCTACTCGCTCGACCTTGGCGTTTATACCGATGCTGGCGGGGTTCCGATTTGGCGCATGCGGCGCGCTCCTCATTTGACAGCAGACCTAAAGCGCGTGGCATACCAAGAATTACAGATTCAATTTGAACCTGGAGTTGGGCTTGTTACAGGCCAAGGGAGCAATCCTCAGGCGATGCTTACATATTCAGACGATGGGGGATCCACATTCTCCAATCAGCATTGGACATCTGTAGGAGCGATAGGACAGTATAAGAATCGGGCTCGCTGGCAGCGTCTCGGAATGGGTCGCGACCGGATCTTTCAAGTAGAAGTGTCAGATCCCGTGAAATGGGTGATAATTTCGGCTAACTTACGGGCGCAAGCATCGGCACATTAATGGCTAGCCAATCCTATTTAACCCCCGGAACTACCGGCGACTTTACGGGCATCCCCAAGCCAGAAGCTCCTATCGCCAAAAAGGATAGCGGGGCTGTAGAACAGGCTTGGTGGCGTTTCTTTAATGCTATTGCGGGTGTGCCTCAGACGGAATCTGCCGTGGTCGTAGGGACTTCTCCGACCTTCTATAAAGCCAGTCAGCGCGGGCAAATGCTCATCACTGGAAATGCGGCTTCTGCGGTCACGATAACTCGCAAAAATACATATACCCCTGGGCCAGTATCAGGATATTTCCCGATGTCTCCGGGAGATATCCTAACCGTCACTTATGGTGGTGGCGCTCCTACTTTGACGTTTTTCCCATCATGAACGAAGACGCCGGCAGAAAGCTTGCATGGGATGCCTATTTTTCGGCAGTCATGGCTATGAGCCTGCATCCTGGGACGACTCGAGACAAGGCTATACCGAGGACTGTAGTGGAATGCGCGATCATTGCAGACGAAATGATGGAAGAGCGCGATAGGCGCTTTGGAGGCGACTGATGCCATTTTCCATCGGTGCGGCAATCCTTGGAGGAACTAGCCTTATAGGCGGTCTGCTGGGCGCGAATGCTGCCTCTGGAGCCGCTAGTTCTCAGGCCGGAGCCGCACAGAATGCCACTAATGCCCAACTTGGAATGTTCAACCAAGTCATGGGCAATCTTTCGCCTTACATGCAGCAAGGTGTTGGTGCTCTTAACTCTCTCGATTATCAGCTAGGAATTGGATCAGGAAATTCCTACGGTCCTGCCGGAAATATGGGGGGAGGATTAGCTCCAGCGCAGTCGAGCGGTGCTGCAGCTGCAGGAGCAACGCTTCCTCCTCAATATGCCAATGCCGGATATACCCTACAGCCTAACGGCATGGTGCAGGATCAGTATGGCAATAGCTATCCTGGGAGTGCTTTTGGCGTTACTACCACGGCCGCACAAGCGGCCAGACCTACCAGCGGTCAGCAGACTTCTGGAATGCAGGCAGCTGCATCAGGTAATGGCACTCCTGGAAGTGCCGGATGGTTGATGCATCCTTTCGGCGCTTCGGATCTGAATGCGAATTTAGCGCCTGGATTCAATTTCCAGTTAGGGCAGGGCGAAGGGCAGATTGCCAATGAAGGAGCCGCTACCGGAATGAGCGGTAATACCCTTGCAGGTCTGCAGAGCTTCGGACAGAACTATGCGCAAAATGCCTATCAGCAAGCATTCCAGAACTACACGACCAATCAGCAGAATATCTACGGCCGTCTTGGGAATCTTGCCCAACTTGGTGAACAGGCTTCTACAGGAAGTGCCTCGGGCGCTCCGCTATTCTCTAGCGGGATCTCGCAGACTATTCAGGGATTGGGGCAGGCACAGGCTGCTGGACAAGTCGGCGTAGCTAACGCTCTTAGCGGCGGGATTGGTAATCTTGGTAGCGCCTATGCTTTCCAGAATCTACTGTCTGGAGGCGGCGGCGCAGGTGCTGCAGCGGTTCCGTGGGATGCAGGATTGGGAGCCGGATAATGCCGGATTACAGTATTCCGCTCCAAGTCAATCAGCCCAATACGCTTGGAGCTTTGGGTAATCTCGTCAACACTGCGCAGGGAATCCAAAGCTTCCAGAGCGGAGCAATTCAGCAACAGCGGCTCGGCATTAATCTGCAATCGGAGGTTCAGGCCAACAATGAACGCAAGGCAGTTATTGCTGCTATGCAGAGCGATCCTGATTTGCAGGCCGATCCTACGACGGGCTTGATTGATCCTGCGAAATCGACTGCAAAACTACAGCAATTGGCCCCGCAGACCTGGAGCTATTACACAGGCAATGTCGCTACCAGCAATCAGCAGACTGCTAAGACCAATGACATGCTTATTGGGCTGGATAGCGATGCTCGAGAGGCTTTGAGCCGCATTACAGCTTCGCATGTAGGCCAGAATGATCCTTCTGCGCTTCTAAGCGATTTGCAGGACTGGAAAGCCAATACTAAAGGGCCGCAAGCTGCGCAGTTAGCTAATTCAATTGCGGATGCGGTTGGCAAGATGGGAAACAATCCGCAGAAATATGATTCTTTTTTGCAGACTGCTTCTCTCAGGGCCGAGGCAGTTCCTAGCATTATTGCTGCCAGGCAAGCAGGAACTACATTGCTCAATCAAGGTCCGCAGGCTACTCCTACTGTTAGCCAGCCTAATTGGAGCGGTCTAACCTATGGCCAGAAAGCAGGGGAGCCCATTCCTTTGGGTGCTCCTGCCGGTTGGCAAATAGATTCAGCTGGGAATCTGGTTCCTGTTGCTGGATTCTTGCCAGGAAAGAAGACACCAGGAGGTCCTCCAGCTGCAGCGCCAGCATCTACCTCTTTACCCGCCCCTCCATCTTGGATGAACAAGCAGCAGGCAGCTAATGCAGCTGATGCACAGACTCGTTGGAGTTCTGCTCAAACGCGCGATGTAGATCCGGCTTCTGGCTATAACGCTACCAGTCAGGTCTACTCTAATTTGAAAAGCTTGTTGGACAAGAATCCGAACACTGGTCCGGGAGCTAATGCATGGAATCAATTCCTGGGAAGAATAGGAACAGGAACCAACCATACATTCGATCCCAATACTAGCTATCAGGAAGTAGCTGGGTATTTGGATCGTTTGTCGGCGCAGAATTCTGCTGCTACTGGAGCCGCTACTAACTTTGCTCGAGAACAGCAAGCTGGGGCTACCGGAAATCCTGAAGTCATGGGGCCGACTGCCTTGGCAGAGAAGCTTCGTTTTGGTGCCTCGGTTAATGAGGCAGCACATGCCTATGCTTCCGCCTCTCGAGCCTTTCTGACCAAGCAAGGAGCCAATGCTGCCTATGCCAATCCTCAAATGTTCGAGCAGGCATGGACCAATAATGCCAGTCCGATTGCTTTCCGTTTGATGGCCGATCTTAAGAACAAAGACAATGCTGATTTTGCTGCTACTGCGGCTAGAGCTTCTCCGCAAGATCATCAGCAATATCTGAATCTCAGGGACTATTTACTGAAGGGCCTTTTGCCCCCAAATGGATGATGATCCGATCGAACTCGCGCTTCGACCGCAAACCTCGGCGGCGGCGTCCTCATCGTCTTCCGATCCGATCGAACAGGCGCTAAATCCTGCCACGCGCCAGGCAAGCCCTAGAACTCCTATTGTAGTTCCGGATTCACCCAGACAAGCATCACTGCCAGCGCTTGCCCTGCATGGCGCTTTAGACGTTGCTGGAGGTGTTGGAGAGACACTTACCAGCGGAGCCTTGGGTTTTGCTGGGCAATTAGCAGGAGGAGCGGCCAGTTATGCGGGGCGCTTTTTGCCTGGAGGCGACTGGGATCGAGCGCAACGATGGGCGAATAAGGTACAGCAAGAAGTCTCTACCGCAGGCGGCTTGTATGGGGAGCCAGAAACCACCACGGGTCAAACTATCCAGAAAGGCATGAACTGGATAGGCGGGAAGATTTCAGCTTTTGCTAGCGGTGCTGGTCAGAAGACTCTTGATATTACCGGATCCCCTACGTTAGCCTCAACGGTAGACGCCACTTTGCAGGCTCTCCCGCAATTAGCAGCTGCCAAGCTTGCCCAGCGTATGAGCGGAGGGACATCAGAGCCAGAAGCCATTCCGCAGCCTGCGGTTGCAGGATTTGCTCCTGATTCGATCGTTAAGGCCCCACAGGCAACAGGACAGGCTGTAGTAGGAGGTACTTCCGCGCCTGAAGTGGCTCTTGCTGCCAAATCAATTCAGCCAACAGTAGAAACTCCATCTGTTCCTATTCCAGAAGCAATAGACCATGCTCCGGGTGATCTAGGTCCCGCATTGCAGGCGCAGAGGGAGGCAATTCTGGCTAGAGTCGGGCATCAGAGCGCTAGGACAAGCGCTGTTACTGGCAATGGTCCTGCCACCATGTTCGATTTCGATTCTGCCAAAAGCCTGTCAGAAGCCGGGCAAATGATGCGTCAGCAGATTGATTCTGAAACTGCGGCTAATGCAGCATTCGCTAGCAAGATACAGCAGGCCACTGGCGGTACGGCTGGCCTGGATCAGGCAAGCCTAAATGCTAGAGGAGATACCATTGATGCCGCTCGAGCTGGGCTTCAGCAATGGCACGATAATCAAGTAGCCAGTCAGTATGCTGCCGCTCGTACTGCCTTGGGTGATACTCCAGTAAAACTGAATAGTCTTGCAGAAATTGCTCCTGATCCGGCTAAGGTTTCTGGCACTCCACAGGGATTGGCGTTCAAAGCGCAATTGGATAAGGTAATGCAATCTCTAGGGATTGCTGATCCCCAAGGGAATATCTTATCTACCAGCGTCAACAATGCCGAAAGACTTCGGCAATGGATGAATTCAAGCTGGAAGCCGGAAACATCAGGATTCATAACAGAGCTTAAGAACGCTCTCGACACTGATGTTACACAAGCAGCCGGTAAGGATGTATTCGAACAGGCTCGAGCGGCCCGGACCTTGCAAGCGCAACAATTGCAGAATCCGGCTTTCGAAAGGATTGCAGGTCTATCAGACGCCAAGAATTTCGAAGCTATTCCTGATGCTGTTGCTAGGCTTCCATCCGATCAGCTGGCGCATGTGGTGAATGTTTTTTCCAATATGCCTGAAGGATTGCAGCCCCTAGGTACTCAGGCATTGCAGGAGATTGCTGGTCATTATGCCAATAGAATTGTAGAAGCCGGGACTCCTAAAGCAGTAGGAGGCTCCTGGTCTGACATTGGAGTATCCAAATATCTGCAAAACAATAATGCTCGTTTGGCCCAAGTATTTACGCCAGAAGGCATGAATATGATCGGCGATCTGAATCAGGCAGGGAAAATTACGGCAATGGACAAACGTTATATAGGAGCCGCAGGACAGAGCCAGAACTTCCTGCAGCGCGGTCTAGTTTATGCATTGCCCAAGCTAGGAGGTATGGCAGGAGGGGCAGCTGGAAGCTTGTTGGCTGGTCCTTTAGGTGCTGGCTCAGGCGCATTGGCTGGTGAAGCCGCAATGAGCCAAATGTCCCAGAAGATGCAGGCTGCTTATGCCCGCAAACAGATGCAGCAGCGTATCAAGCCTCTAGGGCCAGGTCCGGTACCTGCGGCGCAGCCATAACCATGCTTTTACGGCCGCTATAGCTAAAAGAATCTGAATCATGGCTACCTACAATCTTAGCCCAATTGGCAACGAATTCGAGCAATTTTTCGGTGCTGCCGGGGCTAATTTTCCTCCGAATCTGCCCCTAAATGGCGGATTCCTGAACACGTTCCAGGCAGGAACCTCTACGCCTATTGCCACGTTTGCTAACAATTTAGGATCTATCCAGAACTCTACCACGATGCAGTTAGGGCCTGATGGCCGCTTTGCGGGGGCTATCTGGCTGCTGTCTGGGCAGGCGTACAAGTTCCAGCTTACAGACTCGACCGGATTCCAGATATGGATTGTCGATAACGTTTCCGGAATCAATGATTCCTCGCAGATCACTAACGCCGAGTGGATAGCATCGGGCGCGGTTCCTACTTACTCGAGCGCTACTACCTTCACGACCCCAGGAAACACGACCGGGACATTTCAGCCTGGGCGAAGAGTAAAGGCTACTGTAACAGCAGGCACCGTATATGGGACAGTCTTCACAAGCACGTTCGGTGTATCCACGACCATTGTGCTTACGATGGATACTGGACAGGCACTCGATAACGGATTGAATCAAGCTCTGGTTGGGTTGCTAGGGGAGAGCAATCCTAGTGTTCCGCAGATACTTCCATATAACACGGTATTTTTCAGGGCGCATAGATCATCCAACCAAACTACTGGTACTACCGCAATATTTGATGTGATAGATAGCCAGACAGGAGGAACAAATTACAGCAATAGCACTGGAATATTCACCGCACCTTTCACTGGATGGTATCACTTCGATTGCGCATTAGCTGTGTCCAATACTGGAGGCGCGGGGATTATTGCTGGCAGCTCCATAACTGCAAATTCTGTTAGAGTTGCAGGATATACAGTAACCATAGCAGCGGGAGTTGTTGGAGGATGGGGAATATCTACCACATGCCCATTAACTGCAGGACAGACCGTGCTTTGCGGAAACGATTCCGGATTCACTGCCTCATATATTCTTGTCTCTGGAGCTTCTCTAGGGGATACAAGTTTTTGCGGTTATCTGGTGGCTAGAACAGCATGAGCGTATTTCTTTCTCCGGTTGGGAATGGTGATGTTTTCCTGAATCCTCCGGCATCTCTTGCTGGTGCTGGATTGCCTGCTAATGGTGGATTCATAAATACTTATTTGGCCGGCACTACTACGCCAGCGGCAACCTATACAACATCCTTAGGAAATGTAGCCAATACAAATCCTATCGTACTTACCCCGGCTGGCATGGCACCTTTTGAAATTTGGCTTACCGGCGGTATTTCATACAAGTTCATTATCACAGATATTTATGGCGTCCAAATAGGCCCCACATATGACAATATTGTCGGGCAATATGATGCCACACAAGTTTCATATACGCCTGGAGGTACTGGAGCCGTAACAACTACGGTAGCTATTGAGTTAGGCCGCCAATGGATAACACCGGAAGATTTTGGAACTAATGTTGGAACTGGAGGAGACGATACTACAGCTTTAAGCGCATGGATAACTTATCTTAACACTGTATCCACCAATCAGTTTGGGAAGATGGCTTCCACTGTCTACAACATTAGTGCCCCTCTTCCTCAAATCAATAGCAGCGGAGTGTGGATTCTTGGGGCTGGTTCTGATGACTTCCATAACGGAGGAACCGGAACCGATCAGACCTTCATAAAATGGATAGGAAGCTCTAGTTCTGGAACCATGCTCACGATAGCTCCTACCAGTGGAGCACAGCAATACTTAGTAGGCAACCGACTTTTGGGGGTGAGTTTCGATTGCAATAGCGGAACCATTGCTAACGGGGTTTTGCTTCAATCTATACGGGGCGGCGAATTTGAATTACGCGTCAAGGATGCCGGGACCGCCGGACTTACTTGCGGAGTAGTTGCTTCTCTCACTTCGGATCCTCGCGACTTCCAGATAAACAAAATTCGATATAAGGGAAGTCAGACAAATGGATCGGGAGTTAACGGCATCTCATTAGTGCTCAATGGAGATTCTGGAGCCAATCCGTCTTTCAATATATTCGAAATCATAGATATTGTTCATTCAAATGCTTTGGCTATTCAGTCAATTAACGCGGACTCGAATATTTGGATAAATGTTCGATGTTTCAAAACAGGAGGGGGAACGGCTAACAATTCTATCGAATGGGATGGTGGAGCTACTGCAGCACAGGCTACCAGAAGCGAATTATTCCATGTTCTTTATACTACGGTGGCGGCTCATGCTAAAGGGGCAGGATTTGCAGTAGCTCCAGGTAATATCAAGATCCTATCTCTTAACAAAGAGAACAATACGCCAGATCCTGTTGTAGATGGTGGGGCACAGGTTTCATGGTGGGATAGCGATACTTGGGTTACCGGAAGATGGGCTTCCTATGTTCCTGTGTTAACCGCAGGCTCGGGAGCATTCGGAGTAAGTCCTCCAACGGCAACTGGGCGCTATATTCTCACTGGAAATGTTGTCAACTTCTCGATTGTCATTACATTTCAGGCAGCCAACAGTGTTGGAACTGCGGGAAGTTTCATTGGTGCTACCCTGCCTATTACATCAGGAGCATCTTGCTCTGCGGCTGCCACTGGATGGGAAACTACAACAGGAACAGCTTTGATGGCCAAGATAAACTCGGCTGCTACCACAATGTTTATTTTCAAATATGATGGGGTTTCTTTTGTGGGTGCAAACAGCTTTGTGGAGATTATCAGTGGAAGTTACGAAGTCGTGCCTCCAGTCATCTAAAGATGAAGAATGGCCTTGGATTCCTCCTATTGACAGGAGACTTCCTATTCCAGGAGTTCCGCGATGATTTACCTCCGCAAGATATCGGTCGATAATCAAGGCGCCTTCTATCAGTTCTATGATGAAGACGAATTACTCTTCTATGTCGCCACCCATACCTATCAACAGACAGACGGCTCATGGCTCCCCAAGACTCCTGTTGGTGTGTATGACTTGGTGCGCGGAAATCACACTCTGAAGACCGGACAGACGTTCTATACCTTTGAGGTTATGAACGTTCCTGGACATACAGGAATACTGTTGCCGCACACCGGGAATCTACCTGAGCGAGATTCAGAAGGATGCTATCTCTGCGGTACGCATGTAAGCACGCTAGGAACCGTCAAGGATGTATCTAATAGCGTTGATGCCTACACGCTCTTTACCGGACATTTCGACGGAGTAACTTCGGGACAGGTGACAATCGAGTGAATAATCAGGGGCCAATAACTAATCCTGGAGACTATCCCAAGAAACTCGACCCTGTCTGTCCGCTCTGCAAGCAGAATCCGCATGCCAATACCTGCGGCATGTGGTCCCCGTACCAGAACTGGCTCAAGGAGCATCAGAAAGCGTGTGGCTCCTGATCGCTCGAGCAATTTCAGCGCTGGAGCTTTTGGCTGGAGGGTCGGCACTTACCTTCGTTCTGGTCTATGTCGTGGTGCACAATTTCACTGTTACCTGGCCGTTCGTGGCCTATACGACCATGTATGGGACTTACCATATGGGGCGTGCTATGTTCCGGGAATTCCTGAGGTCAAAGATGGGGAATCATGAATCTGACTCTCATTAGCGCTCTTGGTGGACTTCTTCTATCTGTGGCAGCATTCTTTTATGGGCAACACGTCGCCAATACCGCTTGCCAAGCAGATAAAGAGGCTATGCAGCTGGATGCATCAAAGAAAGAAGCAAGCTTCAAAGCCGCAGTATCAGGAGTCCAAGACGTTGCCAATGCCCACGAGCAAGGAGTAGTTTATGACTACCAGAAACGCGTACAGGCTCTTGCCGCTGCCAATGCTGATGCTAGCGACAGTCTTAAGCGGATGCGCGACGCAATCGCCATCTATGCCGCCAAGCCTAACCCTGCAGGATTGCCCCAAAGCTCCTCCGTTCCCGTATCCCCTCCCGACCCCAGAGTTATCGAGCTGGGAAGCTTGGCCGGGTCGCTGGCAATTGGAGGTGCAGAACCTAGCCAAGACGCCGCTAGCTGTGCCGTCAAGCTCCGTGCTGCCGAAGCCTGGGCAGCCACAGTGATAGGGGAACAGAAATGACCGTAGCAGCCACTATAGCCCGCTGGAGTGCTCTTTTCCTGCTCATGCTTGTCATGACAGCCATATGCCCGTTTGCGATGGCTGTAGCCCTGATTTGGGCCACTCCTGACGGTCCTAATTCTCTTCCTTCATGGCTATATTTTCTGAATACCTGGGATGACCTAATTCCTACTCAGGGTGAGAAAGATGTGGCTTCTGTAGCTTGGGTGAGGACGCACCTAGGATGGTATGTGAAGACTTGGTATTGGCTCGGCCTAAGGAACCAATCCTACGGCCTGTTCCATATGATTCCTGGGCCTACAGATTGGCCTAACACGTCCTGGGTGCAATCCTTGCCGTCCGCTAGGATCTACACGGCAAGTATGCTTACTGGCGGCAAAGCCTACTTCGAGTGGCACTTACCCTATGTCTTAAGATTCGGCTGGAAGCTTAAGGACATCATCGATTCCAAGCACACGCCTGATGATCGTCCTATGTTCTGCTTCCAGCCGTTCAAGGGTCCTTAGCGCCTTTGTATTCTAGAGTCTCCTCCGCAATCGTCAGTGCAGGGCGGCGGGGGAGGAGGCGGAGGAGCTATCACAGGCAGCGTCGAGTGGACGTAGAAGTATGTGCCGCCCGATACTTTGCAGCCGGCTGCCTGG